GGTTCTGTAGTTATGTTCTTGTCTTTAGCAATCTGTCCTTTTATAGCGTCTGTTTTTCCTTGCTCATAAAAGTGCTGTGCAATAGTGTCTGCGTTTCTCGCCGCATACAAAGCTTTATGATAACCTTTTGTATCAACAACTTCTCCTTTGTCATTCAAGAACGTCTTGATGAACGTGGAAATGTCTTTTTGATTATCTGCAACCTTAACTGGATCTTTAACGCCATATCTAAACTTTTTCTCTCCAACTTTAAAATCAAAACCTTTGAAATCGTTGTTAAGAAGCTCGTCTGTTTGGCTAATGAATCTGTCTTGGTTAACTTTGGTAGCTGCCTGCTCCTCGTTGTATCGGTTAAAAAAGTCTGTAGCTTTTTGTTGCTCAGGATTAACCCCAGGTCTCAACTTGATCTCTGCGTAGTATTTATCCTTAAGTGAATCCAAATAGCTTTTAGCTTTTGCAACCTCTTCTTTATATGCAAGTTTTTTCTTTCGAATATCCCTTGCTTCGTCTAAATCCTCATCATAATTAAAAGAGTCTTCAATTACAAATTGAATTTCTTCTGAATCTAAATGCGGTTTAGCTTGTTTGTAGTATTCTTTTAACAATGCTTCTCCATCTACATCGCTGTAGTCTGCGTTTAATCTAGCATAGTCATCTATAGTCCCACCAGTCTCTTCCATAAAAGAAACTAATTTTTCTAAATTTTCTGGTACGTTTGATGCTTCTGTTTGCGGTAGTACTTTTTCTTGTTCCTGTGAGGTGTTGGGACTTTCAGTGCCTCCAACCATTGTGATCTCTTCAGAGTTATCGTCTTCATCTTCTACTAATTCTAATGGAGATGCTACTTCTTCGCTTTTGATTTCAACTTTAGTAATTTCTCCGGACTGCCGTACTTGTTCTTCCACCTTAGGTATATCTCCGGCTTGTTTATCATCAACCACTGCTTCTGTTTCTCCGATTGAAATGGCATCTTCTGTTGGTTTTTTAGTTAAATCTACTTTAGTGATTTCTGGAATAGCTCCCATGTCTTTGTATTTAGGCATAGTGTGCTTTACTTTAAATTCACCTTCTTGTTTTACTTCTTCTGACATAATATAATATAATAAAAATTAATAATCCCTTATCTTGGGGTAAACTGCTCTAAATCAAAGCCTCCTAAACCATCGTTGGTTGATTCAAAGTTTTTAGGTAGCAAATCGTTTTGCCTTTGATCTATAAGTTCACTCTGTTGAGTGCCTTGTATCTTTACTCTTTGGTCTTTTCTATTCTCTATTTGAGCTTCTTTGTCTTTTTGAGCTTTCATGTTAAGCTCAGCTAATCTTAATTGGTACTGAAATTCTTCAGCCATTAATTCTTTTTTAATAAAAGCTTCTTGCTCCATTCTTTGAATCTCCATTTGGGATTTAGCCTGTTCGATTTGAACTGTTGTTTCAGCTAGCGCTTGTTGTTTTTGAACCTCTGATAAAGCTGCTTTTTCTGCAGATTCAGCATTTGCTTGAGCTTGAGCCTGTATGTTAGCCATTTGAGCAGCTTGCTCTTGTTCTGCTTTTTTCTTCTGTCTAGATTTTATAACTTCGTTAGCTAGCTTTATGTTTTGTATTTGACGTACGTCTATAGCGTCTGCCAAACTAATGCTCTGCGTTTGTAGCGCAATTTGTATACTTTTTTCTAATTGAGCTTTTTCTTCTTCTTCTGGTTCTAATTCTAGGAATATACCAAAGTCATGTAAGTGTAAGTCATCTATCTCGCTTAACGTTGCTACATTAAAACTATTGATACTACCTATCAAAGCTTGCTTAGTTAAAGGAAATTGCAGCATATCACCAACTCTTAAGCTTATGTTCTCACAAGATCTTATAGTTATATACATTAAAGATTGTAATATATGTCTTGTTGCTGTGTTAGAGTTAGCTGCCGCTAATTTCTGTAATCCTACTAATGCATTTTTATCAGGCGTACTTCCATCTCTAGCCTCGTTAAGTCCAGTTACATCGCGTATCATTTGAAGGTAATATTGATACGTTTGTATCATAGCTTGTATCTTAGATATACCTGAAGAACTTTGAAGTTCTTGAATAGGTATTTTACCTCGATTCATTTCACCATCTTGAGTAAGAGATCTACCAACTATAGTACCAGTCTGGAAATACATATTCAATGCTTCTGCTGGATTGTAATTAGTTCCGTTACCTAAATCAACCTCAGCTAAACCATCAACATCCACGTAAACTCCATCAGGAACCATGCGTGCTAATACTTGTTGTAGCTTTAAATGAGTTAATTGAATCATATCAGCAAAACCAGTTGTTCTACTAACTAAAGACTCTATACGACCTTGATACATTCTAGGCGCTGATATACAGTAGTTCATATTAACTTTAGTAGTATCTGCAGATGGTCTTGTCATGTTTTCAGACAATTTCCACTCTAATATAGTATCACCCATACCTAGTATCTTAGCTCCTGTATATAAAACCTCTATAGATCTTGAAGCTCTTTCAAAGTTGTCACTAGGTGGTGGATTAAAAGTATCTTGCTTTTCTAATGTTTTTTCTAATCCTTGTTCTGTTTGTTTTATTTTAAATACTTGATCTTGATACGTTTTGTATTCAAAAAACAACACTTGATGCTGGTTTACATCGCTATTAACCTGCCAATCACTCTGAGCGTAATTTTGGCGCCCTGGATACTTCTGTATTCTTTCTAACTCGTCATTAGTTAGATTTGGATACATTTTCTTAATTTCAGGCAGTGTCAAACTTTTAATTTCACCAACATAATATATATCCTCAAAATTAGGATCATCTGTTGCTGAGTATACTAAATTAGATGGATTAACATAATCGACTTTAATACCTTCAGCTAAGTTGAAACTAGTTTTGCTAGCAGCAATTCCTAGTACTGTAAGATCATAAGCTAATCTCTTTTTAGTTTCGTCAAACTTATTAAAGTCTAAAACATTGTTTATAAGCTCTTCTTCGGCTATTTCAACACTTTGCTTGTAATTAAGTTGCATGTATAGATCAAGTTCTCCTGGATCATTAGGAAGACTTTCTGGCTCTGCAGATGCGTAAAAGTTTTTACCTGTTAATTTTGCTAACTCTTCTATGTTTTGTTTTTGCTGTATATCTCTTAAAGCGTTAAAAGCAAAGTCAGTTCTTTGTTGTGTAGCAAAAGGATCTGATGCAAAAGATTTAATCTCATATCCTTTATCTGTCATACCGTTAACTACTATGTCAACGAATTTAGATAAAACTGGAATTGGTTTCCAGTCTAAATTTAAGTAAGATAAATCACCGTTGTTTGATAATTCATCTTTATATTTTTGTACAGGCTGCTCGCCTCTAGCATATAATCTTAGTCTATTAAAGTTCTGGAAATTATAGGAAAACCTATTCTGTCCACTGTTATTTCTAAACCACTCTTGTTCAATAGCGTTTCCAACAGCTAAACCATATTCAAATGATTTCTTTTCTTCTTCAGGTACCACCTGATCTGGAAAGATGCTATTATTATTAGTATAGACCATTTATTATATTATTTTTGAATTTTCACCTGTATTATTATATTTTCTAAAACCTAATGACACTTGAGATACTACTCTCTTAGCAACAGGCGTGTATCTGTGTTTATTGCAAGCCATTATGGCTAAACCAGAGCTTATAGAAGCATCGTGCTTTGTTCTGTTGTTTATATTAAATTTAGCCCAGTCTTCTAGTGTTCTTTGAAAGTATGTGTTACCATAACCTTCAGAAGATAAACCAACGTGATTTTCTATGTAATCTTCTATAGCAGCTGCATGAGCTTGCTTTATATCTTCACTTGAGTTAGGTATTCCACCTATCTCTCTTTCAGTTACAGATAACTTGTGCATCACCTTGTCAGGTCTATTCATAGAATAACCCCTGTAACCTCTTCTCTTCATGTAGTATAAGAGTCTTGGTTTATTATTCTCTGCCAATATAGGCATTCCGTAAAACACCAAGGCCATAAGAACGTCTTCAAAAAATATGTCAGCAGTTTGTGGTCTTGATATATATTCTAAAAAAAATAAATTAGGCGGCACGTCTTCCATTGAAAACTTAGTTAATCCGTGAAGAGATCCTTTAGAACCCTTACCATCAACAGTACCAGATATATCGTAACTATCACATCCAAATGCTCCGCAATGTTCATTTCCTGGGTATTTTATATTGTTTTTTATATTGTATCTATTCTGTAGTCCAGTTGGAGGAACCCAACTAACAAAGAATCTACCATTTTTATTAGGCACGAACATAACCCTAGTATCTTTAATCCCACCTTCCCACTGGAAATTACCCTGTGTTACAACATTAGTGTTGCGAAGGTCTTCATTATAGTCTATTTGCTCGTATATTTTACCTAAATTAAATAAAGATTCTTTAGCTTCATCTCTAAAGGCATGCTTCTCTGTTCTTGGAAACTGTCTATAGTATTCGTTTAAACCATCTTGGTCATCTTTAAGACCATCTACTTCGTTTTCCCAATGCGATATTACGCCAATGTCGATGTCTTCATTGTCGAGACCTTTGATTGGTTTTTTTGGAGTGTCGAATACAGGTATTCCATAAGAATCAATGTATCCTTCGTAGTTCCACTCCATAGGTACGAACAAACTATATAATCCTGAGCTAGTCTGACCATTACGGTTTCTTTTGTTGACGTCCGAAGACTCGTATAGTTTTTTAAAGTTTTCTCCACCTTTATCTAATGCGTTTGAAGTAGAACCCATCATACATTTACCTACGATTCTTCTACCTAATCTTAACGTTGTCTTCGTGACCCTCCAGTTGTTGAGGATGTTGTCCGGTCTCTCCCATTTACCCGATTCATCGTGGACGAGGAGCTTGAGTTTCTCTCCATCATACGAGTTGTCCCCCGTATTCTTCCAGTCGATCGTGGTATCAAGGCCCGCCTGTAAATCTTCGGGCGTTTCCTTGATGGAATTACGCGTAAGTCTTTTTGAGGGTACCTTGTATGATAACTCCGTCTTTGGCCGTTCCATCCCGTCTTGTATCGGTTTAAAGAAGAAGGGATAATTAAGCGATATTGGTACAACCTTATCGGTAAACATCTTTTTAGCATCAGCTCCCGATTTAGATAGTATTCCAAACCTAGCGTCTCGTGATATCGTAGCCTGGTTAACTGTATCTGATGAGGCCATAAATGAGAACCCAGAACGTCTGTTCTTAAGGTAGCACATTCCGTAGCATCTGTTATCTGCCTTGCAAGCTTCCCAGAATATATAGAATAATCTATTGGACTCCCTAAAGTCTGCGTGCCCCACATCAATTTTAGTCCACTGCAAGTACATGTAGTGAGAACCAGTAATATAAGTAGGAATACCTTTGTTATAATACCAATAACCTTCTTCACGCCTAACAAACTCTTTGTTGATGTAGTCATAATATTTTTCTTTAAATGCTACAGACCTGTCGTTCCAGTCATATACCGTTTTTATTTTATTTAATTCAGAAGGATATTCTAAAACTTCCCAACGTTGTTCTTCTTTCTTCTTAGAACTTTTATACACGTCTTCAGCTAAAGGTAAGGCTATTAATAGATTTTGTATGCTATATATTTCTCCTATTTGACCGGTTTTACTTACAACCACTATATCATGGTCTTTATCGTATCCGTATTTCCATTTTTTTAACCTATTCATTCTGTTAAGAACTTGAGGCTTTATATGGTCTTCTACTGTGTGATATAAGCTTTGTTCGTACATTACTTAGATCTTCCTTCAGCAAAACCTTTAAAAGACTCTACTTGAGTCTTTGCCGGTTTTTCATTTATAATATTCTCTTCAGCTTCTATACGTGCTAATATTTCAAAAGCATCAAATATAGCTAATTTTTTAGTAGCAGCAGCGTTTTTAAGTCTGTCAGCAGAGATATCATCTTCTGAGTCTACGATCTTTTCT